ATATTATATCATAAAAGTAAACACTTGTCAAGTGAATATTTCACTCTACTTTACTAAAGTGTCAAAAATAGATAAAGCAATTATTCTTATTAGTCATTATTAAAAATAAAAAATTTTCAAAAAAAGTAATTGACTCACATAAAGTTCTGATGTATAATTAAATTACAATAAAGGAAAGGAGATAAAACCAATATGGAGAAAGTAACAAAGAAAGAAGCGTTAGAGACAATTAAGAACGGAAAATTCGAAAAATTATCTGTACTAAAATTGATTGATTTAGGAATTCATCAAACGCTTGTAATGAATGAAAAATTATCTGTACTAAAATTGATTGGTTTAGGAATTTATCAAACGCTTGTAAGTGAAGAAGTTTGTTCTGATGATGTAAAAACAATTGTAGATGGCTTACCCAAACCGGGAGAAAAAATTGAATTAAGCGCAGAAGAAATTGAAACAATTTTGACTATTGTTTTGGAAATACATTCAAAACGTGTGAAAATGTAGGAGGATATATGCTTTACCCGGTTACGAGATTTTTAATTTTTTCGCTTATTGTAATAATAGGCACGCTAATCGCCCATCTAATAATAGATAGTGGTGACGAATAATATACACTTTAAAGTAAAGAAGGTGATAAAACGTGCGCAAATATGGACAGACATTAAGGCAGTATCTGTTGGAATGTAATGCAAACTGGTTCTCTGTTCGTTGGAAGATAGAGGATGAAAACAGAAACGTATTAACCGAAGATTTAATGGAATGTAAATGTGATGATCCTATAATGGATATGACTGTGAAACAGGTTTATAAAAATCCATATGCGGTATTGGTGAGGGTGAACAATGAACAACGAAAAAATAGGACTGATAATGAAAAAAGTATTGAAAGATGGAATACTAACCAAGAGTGATTTTAGATATCTTAAAAAGAACGGGTGTAATATAGCTCGTTACGAAAGGAATATGGGGGACGATAAAGTTTTTGAATGGAAAATTAACGATGCACTTATATTACGTTTCATAGTCGAGGAATAAAGTTAAGAATGGATAATATAAGATCACCAACAGTAATAATCTATCAAATGAACCAAAACGAATTAAAAGATTATAACAGATAAAAAAGAAAGGTATAAATAATATGGATATTAAAGTTAGAGTATATAAAGTAGACAGTGAAAGCAAATTGAAAGCTTTTGTAAGCGTGACAGCAGATGAATTAATTGTAATGAACGGTTTCAAGCTTATCGAGGGAAAAGATGGAAAGTTATTCCTTGCAAATCCGGCGAATAAAATCGCAGACGGGGAATATAGAGATGTTACATACTTTTTAAAGAAAGATTGTCATAACTATGTTGAGGAATTAGCAGTTAAAGAGTATAATAGAATCTTAAATAATAAAATGGATAAAGTGAATCCATTCACAAAATAAAAAATTTGTTCCACGCGGAAATGTTCCACGTGGAACATTTAAAATAGACCGAAGTATCGGAGGTTTTTTTAAAAAAAAAAAATGGCAATACGTAGATTGAAGTCACAGCTATTAAAAGAATACCGAAAGAATGTTAAGCGTATACGTCAGTTCATACGGTACTGGGAAAAGCGTGGTGTAAAATTTGACGAGGGAATTATACCGAAAAGAAAGTCAAAGACAAGAGTATATGCGGCTGAGGTTGATTATTTAAAATCACTAAAACCAGCTACTCTGCTTAAAAAAGGGAAAAGCGTAGACATAAAAACAGGGGAACAAATATCTGGTTATCAAGTGAGAGAGAACCGGAGGAAAGAAGCGGCCATTAAAAGGAAAGCAAAAGTGCGTCAAATACAGGACTTTGAGTGGGACTTTGTATTGGACTTTTATCGTGATTATTTCTCTCGTTTTCCACAAAAAATTAACAAAATGCTATTAGATAATCTCGAAACCTTAATAAGAACGTACGGAAAAAGGGAAACAGCTCTAGCATATGAAACAATGCCGAAAAAGATCGATGATTATATAACAGAAGAATCCGGAGACATATACAGTTCTGTATTAAGATATAATTCGGATGTTATCAACTATATTCCCGGTCTTAATGAAAGACAGAAAAGAGAAGTAGAAGAAGAATGGGCGAATGAGGAAGACTGGGAAGCCATAGGGACACCTTGGGAGGATATATGAGAGTAAAAAGGATACCAATCAAAAGATATTTCAATTGCGATTTTGAGACGGAGGTTTACGAGGGGCAAAAAGACACAAGAGTTTGGCTAGCCGGTTACGTTCAAATACGTACACCCGATATCATAAAGGAAGATAATTTTTTACTGGACGAACCACATATTCAATATGACATAGACACATTTATGAGTGAAATTTCAAAATTTGACGGTAAGAATGTTTTTTATTTTACTAATCTAAAGTTTGATGGGAGTTTTATTTTGCCGTGGTTGTTAAAAAATGCTACCCCTAATTACGAGGCAAAAGAAAATGAGTTATTGCCAGGAGAGTTCAACTCACTTATTTCTAGTATGGGTAGTTGGTACACAATAACCTGGAAAACTGGAAACGGTGACATTGTTGAATTCAGAGATTTATTAAAACTAATACCATTAAGTGTCGCTGGAATGGGAAAAGCCTTTAATACCAAGCATAGGAAAACGGAAATGGAATATGATGGAATGAGGGAATACGGAAAGGTATCAGAAAACGATATTAATTATTTTATTAACGACCTAATGGTGCCAAAAGAAGCATGCGAACAAATGTTCCTAGATGGAAACATGGGCTTGACAATAGGCAGTTGCTGTCGTTCTTATTACAAGAAACAGATTGGTTACATGACCTACAAAGAACTTTTTCCCAATCTATACAAATGTATATCACCTGAATACGATATAAGTTGCGGCGAATACGTTCATAAAACCTATTATGGCGGTTGGTGTTACTGTAATGATAGAGTTGAGGGAAAAGTGGTGTACAATGTACATAATTATGATGTTAATTCTCTATATCCATCTAGGATGGAATCTGATAGCGGTCTGTATTATCCTGTTTATGACCCAATAACATTTTTTCACGGAAGTGTTCCGGTACAATTTGAGAACTTGAAAAAGTACTACTATTTTATACACATACGGTGTTCCTTTGAACTAAAGAAAGACCATCTTCCATTTATCCATATTATTGGGAATAAACTATACAGACGTACAGAAAACCTAAAAACAAGTCGTATAAAGCGAAAAGACGGAACATATGTAGATCGTTATGTAGATATGGACGGAAATGTTAAAACAAACGTAGTAGACTTATATCTGACATGTGTTGATTATAAACGTTTCCTAGATTTTTATGACGTGGAAAATTTTGAAATTGTAAGCGGAATAGTTTTCGCTTCTATTTCAGCTGAAATATTTGATTGCTATATACATGAGTGGCGGAAAGTTAAGGAAAACTCTACAGGCGGAAGAAGACAGATAGCAAAACTTTTTTCGAACAATTTTTACGGGGATTTTGCGAAAAATACAGATAGTAGCTATAAAATTCCATACGTTAAGGATGACGGGGTTATGAGTTTTATAACCGTAGATGAAAATAATAAAACCCCTGGTTATATAGCGATAGGATCTGCAACAACTAGTTACGCAAGAGACTTTACGATTAGGCATGCCCAGGAAAATTATGGTATTTTTTGCTACTCTGACACGGACAGCATAAAAACAGAGGGTGAAGCGACCGGCTTGGAAATCCACGATACGAGATACGGGGCATGGAAATTAGAGGGGATAGCAAGCGAAGCAATTTTTGTTCGGCAGAAAACATACGCGGAAAAGATAGATGGAGTAACGCACATCACATGCGCTGGTATGCCTGATCGTTGCAAGGAATTGTTGGAATGTAACATAGACGGGAGAGAATATAACGGAAAAATAAAAGGTGCGAAAGAATTTTTATCAACAAAAAGGACATTGCGTGATATTAAAGTAGGATTAGAAGTTCCTGGAAAGCTATATCCGAAACGATACCCGTCAGGTATTGTATTGGAAGAAGGCGATTTTATTTTAAGGGAGAAAGAGAGGAGTTTTGTAAAATGATATCAATGTATAAATTATTAGAAATATTAGATTTAGAGGAAAATATAAAAATTTACGATAACGGGTATAATCATTGTCTTTATGAGGGCGGTGTAAGTGGCGTTACATGGCGCTTATGCACATATCAGGTTGTTGGTTTGTATCCGGATGACGGAACGTTAATGATATGTATTGAAGAAGATTAAAAAATATTGGAAGGATGGCATTTTGTAAGATGAAATTGGTTGAAGTATTGAGAGTGTTAGATAAAAGTAATATAAGATTGGTAGATTCGTATTCTGGAAAAGTCATGTTTGAGAATAAAACGGATAAAGTCCCCTGGGATTTGGCGGACCGCGAAGTCTACCAGATGTGTGTGTGTAACAATATTTTAAGGGTTGAAATAATTTGGGAATAAAAAGAGAGGGATTAAACCCTCTCTTTTATTTCTATACAATAGGAATTGTCTTATTTTTTAATTATAACACACTTAATAAACAAAATGTGTTATTTAAACCAAAATTAGTATCTGTTGGAGCGTCGCCATAACATCTAACGCCCGCTGTTGGACTTACATACGCCGAATGTTCTGGACTATATGCGTTGCTTAAAGGTATATTTAAATCAGACCTTGGTATTAAAAATAAATTTTCATTGCTATTAAGACTATTGGTTGCTGTAATTAGACCCGTAATCATAAATAAATCTGGTGTTGCGCGCAAACTTAAGTGTGTAACACGTATATTTTGAGAAATCTTGGATGGAGTTAGTTCTTTTACTTCATAGTTCATGCACCCATACCACCCATTAACAAACGCATCCCCTAACCAATAATAGCCGCTATCGTTTGGCCATAATTTATCCGTTTGGAATTGTGTTTCGTTCTGCTCTATTGCCCAGCCTATCCATCCGTGATAAACTAAATTTGGGATTTGTTCCGAACACCTTATAAGTGTTTGGTGAAGTAAACAGCACGCATAAAAGTCGGGCAATGATGTAGAGTTTATACGACAACTACAACCAGCGTTAAATAAATGGATATTTGCGTTTGGCAAATTAGTATGTATCCAGCCACAAAGTGTGTTACCCTCACTGATCATTAAATTAATATTTGAAGTAGTATTTAGTGATAAAGCATCTAAATATGACGTAACAATAACTACGTCTGTAAAGCTTTTCTTATCTACATCGGTTTTTGTAGACAACCATGAATCGAATACCGATCTAATAGTAACGCCACCGCTGTCCCCTAAGATTGATGCGTTATTTACGCTTTTCTTCTCACTAATGCCAAACATATAATTAGTTCTGCCGTATATACCGCCAGTTCCAGTACCTGTACCATCAAGAATTTGATTTCCCAAATATAGCACTTTTCTATTCGGCTCTATTGCGTTCGGATATTGAATAGTTGGTCTATCCTCTAAATAATACAGCCCTCGTTCGGGGAGCGGGCTTACAGTTATCATTTTTTCGGAATCCCTGCTTAAGAACGTGACTTCTGACGCCTGATCAGGAAGAATAATATTTCCGCCAGATTTGAACGTAACCGAATTATATTTAGGTACAATAAATTTTAAAGAACCCGGTTTATTAGCGATATTCGTAATTGTAGGATTATTGTTGGTTAAGTATACATTATCATCTCCAGTATAGGCGTTTAGCGTTTCTCCGCTAATAATAGCGTTGTCTGCTGTACCTACCTGAATAGGCACAATAGTAGCCGGTAAAAACTGATTAATTGCCACTAAAGCCTGAGGGCAATTTCTAAGCTTTAAGAAGATACCTGCTCTCATTGGTCGTGAATATGAATTAATATCTGCAGGTGTTTCTCCATTGACAGAAACTACCATACCGCCATATGGATGTGTTACAAAACCGGAACGGTAATCATCGGCATAAAGATACGTATTGCCATAATCATCAATGTTATAGGAAGGAGCTTCACATTGCCCAACGTCACCTTTATTGAATTGTCCTTCCATTTGTGGGTTAGACGCGGTACCATCTTCTATATTTATTGTATATTTCCATATTTTTCCAGTATCGGTATCCTCTTTTACAAAAATTAGATTATTTGGGCCATCGCAATAAATAAATGGGTCAAAATAATCTGTAGATGGGAATCCAGTAATTTCTTTTAAATCATTTATTTTTATATTATTTTGGTCAAGAGCTATCTTACATAGATGATTTTTTCGAACGTTACCGGAAGTGTAACCATAAAAGCAGTAATATAATTCTTCATTATAAACGAAAAAGTTCCCTGGATTAGACCATATTTCTATTTCTACAGGGGTGTAAGGTACATTTATAGTTTCCCATTTATAAAGGTCTTTGCTTACTAAAAATGATAATAAGTTATTTCCGGGGCCCGGGCCTGGTGCATTGGAAAATATTCCGGCATACCAATAATCATCCTTATACCATAGACATGTATTACCCCAGCTAATGTTATCAGGCATTTTGAAAATTGGCGTAAAATGTAAGCCGTCCAGAGTTTTATAAAGCATTCCGTCACGTCTGTCTGGTCCATAAAAACTAAGAAGTAATCCAGCTGTAGATGGAATCATTTCTGGATTAGATACATATACAGTATCGGGTATAAGTTTTTCAAATATTTCCTCAAGCTTACCGGTTTCATTCCACTGATTAAGAATAGATTCGACCACATCATTAAGTTTTCCATCAAATTGACTTAAAAAAGTATCAAGCGTTTCTTTAAAATAATTGTCGTTTGCTATTAATTCATTTACCGCACACGTCAGCTTCGCGATCTGTTCCGCCTCCGTAAAACAGTTATCCAGGCAAATAGGTAAAAGCGGTTTAATGCAATTTGATAAATACTTTATGTCTTTATATTCCATAAATAAACCTCCATCACGCGAACCCAAACGGGTCATAAATTTGTAAAAATAATTCTTCCAACTCTTCAATGATCATCATATCGATGTTTAGAAACGTTTCCCGGTAAGCGGTAATAAGTTCCGAATAACTCGTTCCGGTATTTTTTCCTTTGATTGTCTTCGTGTAATTTCCAGAGTTAGTAGTTTCGCCGGATGCTGTTTCGGTCGAGTCGGTTTCCGTCTGTGAGTTAGTTTTTGTATTGGAATTGGTTTCATCGTGTGTAGTAACATCGGCATTTCCAGTTGTAGTTTGCTCTCCGGTGTCCGTAACATTATTGTTCTCTCCGATTTTACGATATTCGGTCAAGTAGGTTAGATTATCCACATTGGACAGCGTACCCTGGGGGGTATCTGAAAAAGCATCTGTATGACTTGATGTTGTATCCTGACTATTATTTGTAGTTGTTGTTCCGTTTGTTTCCGTTCCGCTTGTTCCATCCGCGGTATCGTTGGTCTCTGAGGAACCGGTTGTAACGCTTGTACCATTTCTTGTCGTGTTATTTTTCGAAGATGTGTTACCACTGCTTTCGGATGTTTCCGTAACGTCAATATTATTAAAAGGGTCTACATCTAATTCCTGTGACTCATACAGTTTGTTGTAATACGGCATAATGTCGTTAAGCTTTTGCTGTAGCCCTAGTTTCCATCTTCCTACCGTCTGGAAAGCAATTTCCCTGGTATAAAAGTGCTGTAAAATGTGGTGTTCAAGCGCATTCCTGTAATCCTCAGAAAAAATTGGATAGGTGAAATCGAAAACTTTTGGAATAGCGCTGTCAATAATGGTATCCACGGTGGTTTGATCACTCCATCCCGGAGATTCAACATTGGCGTACGTTTCACAGATGGTCCGTACGTCCATGGTATAACTGGCTCTACCGGTCGTCCCCATTTTCCCATGCCTCCTTTTCTTCGTTTTCGTCACCAAACAAATTATAAAAAGCTTCTGTTCTAGTATAGCGATAATATGGCTTAATGTTAAGGCCAAACTTCTTATTGATTTTATTAAATGCGTCAATTCTACTTGCCAGTCGTGTAAACGATTCGGTCATGTATCCACCGTTATTAATCACAGATTCTTCGCTGTTGATCTGGGCCTTTTTCTCAAGCCCTGAATTGGGTAGTCCAAGATAGGAAAGCCAGTCATTATAAAACTTCTTTTTCAGTTCAAACAGCTTGTCAGCCACGAACGGGACGTTCAAATTAAAGACGCTAATGTCATTTTCAATGCTTTCAAAATCGCCGTTTTTGTTTTTTCGCTTCTGAATTCCTAAAACAGGACTATTGTCCATGATATCCATATATAGACGGGAAAGTGCCACCCTTGTAGCCTCGTCTTTCGGATTGAGGATATACGGTCTCTTTTGTGCGTTTATGTTTACGTCAATTGTTCTTTCCAGATTTGCGATCCTCTCCGCGTACAATTTACAATCCGTAACCGTGTTGGTACGGGCATAATTGTTGTAAATAATAACGCTGTTTTCCTGGTTCAGATCTACACGGAATCGGTTATAATTTGAATATCCGGTTCGTTCCGTAGGATATCCGTAAATATTAAATTTGCCATGCGGCATAACAGTCAATACAGCGTATTTGCGTTCCCCTGGTATAATCTCAAAGAACACAACACCGGAACTATAAAAAAGAGCATTTTCCAAATATCTGATATCTACCTCATCGGGCATATTTTCGTAATCTATAGAAGAAATCGCTATATTTTTTAAACGATTATATGTACTAACAAATTGCAAGTCATTTTTAGATTTATTCGCTTTCCCCAAATCGCATCACCTCCATTCTGTTTACGCCGGTGAATTGTCTAGTGTGTAGTTTCCAATCTCCTGTTCGCTGTTCCAGAATCGCATACCCCTGTTCAGGTCTTGCTCTATCAGCCGTAGTGCTTCGGCCGGTGCTTCTCCCCAGCAAATAGCACTCGTGGTTTTAACATACGTCCAGTGAGGTCTTTGGTTTAGTACGGGTGTCATTGTCGTTTCGATTCTATAACCGAACTCATTAAGATAATTGTCTATGACCTCGGCAACCTCCCGTTTTACGTGCTTTTGTGCGGTATAAACATCCAGATACCCGCTGGAAAAAATAGCGTTTGTAGACATGGAACCACGGTTAGCCGGTGGCTTATGTTCCAGGTCCTTGAAGTTCGCTTCATAGGCCATCGCCTGGGAAATATTACCTGCTACATTTTCAATTAGCCCAAGGCCCCCCAATGCCGGATTAATGGCCGCCCCAAGAGCGGCCCCTATAGAACCAAATGTCATATTTAACGCCATTGATGTCTGTTGGGCCTGAATCGTATTATAGTTCTGCGCTAGATAACTGGTATACAAATCAGAACTATAGCTACACATTGGCCACCCGCTGACGGAAAATGTTTCTGCTGTATTATTTGGCTGTCCCTTATAATTTTGCGGCGTAAAAACCGCCTCAGGTGATGGTAGAGTCGTTCCACTTAAAACAAATGAAATCTCATTTTCCGAAAATAGTTCATACGGGTAATCAATATCAACCGCGCCGGGAACAAAAACATTTAACGTGTTGAATGGATAACTAAGAAGCTTTTTACACTTCGGTGTATAATCACCAAGTGTGGTTATCTGTTTGTTTACACTAAATTGAATAGGTGCCCCAGGATTTCCCTGATTTAAAAATAGATTTCTTGGCAAAGTATATAGTGCAATAATAGAATCTATCTGCCCATTATCATTAAGTTTTTTAATAGCAGCGTCTAAATCCTCGGCGTTGGCATACACATACTGAAGTACGTTTACGTATTGACCGTTTAAAATTGCACCCGTTGCCGGTGTAACCGTCGGCAAATCCTCTATTACAATATTACATAGTAGACATTGATACACATCGTGTATCACATTTTCTCGAACGAGATTATCTAGAACCATTTCCCCTGTGTCAACAGGTTCACTCAGCGTGTATTTTCCTACAACATCGTCTGGCGTGTGGGAACGCTCCACATGACACTGACCAAGCGTGCACCCCTGAAAATACCAGGTTTGCCAGTGGTCGATAGTGTAAAAAACTTCAACATTATTGTCGTTGATATATTCAATCTGGTTTATAAACGCGTAAAACCACTTGTCAGACTTGTCTAGGTTTCGGAACATCATATAAGTACACCCAAGTAGTTCGTCATAACTTAAGTTTACTTTGCATGAACCTTTTCCGACTCTCTGAAAACTTTGGTTGGTCAGACGGGTAGACGCGGTAGTTCTTCCGGTAAAATAGTTCTGCCTTGCAACGTCATCCGTCTGATAATATTGGTTGTTGTTATTAATCTTTACATTTTTGCAGAAGTATATTTCAGTTTGCGGCATAATAACCTCCATCTATGTTCCACGTGGAACATAGGGAGAACATATAGTCCCCCCCCCTACAATCCATATTTATCAGGCGGACGGTGTAGTAATAGTGCAAGTATCTTTCTTACTTGTATCGATCGTGGATGTAGCTGTTACCGTGATAGAGGTAGACGCTGGAGCAGTAGACAATACAGTTACGGTTCCATCTCTAGTGATGGTTGCATATTCTTCGCCGTCTGTAATACTCCAGGATACCGTCTGAGGAGCAAAGTTAGTTGTCTGTACCGTAGCTGTAATTTTAGCGGATGTACCTCCACTCATTACTAACGATTTAGGGGATACCGTAACACTAGTAACGGTAGGCACACCCTCTACCATAGCTACAGCGTTTGCAAAAGGTGATACACCAAATACGCGCCCAACATGATATTTCATTGAATAATACAGGCCATCACCGTTATACGGGTCTGTTACAAATTTGCTATATTTATAATAAAATTGTAACCATTCTCTATCCAGAATAAAACAGTCGCACTTTGCCAGGGATTCCAAATCACCCGAACCGATTTCTTTATACCCAGGGTCTTTTGCAAACAAAGCGTTTAGGCGTTTGGTGTCCAAATCAGCAAAGCTATTGACTGTAATATGATGGCCGGAAAACTCTGCTCTATCCATGTTATACGCCTGGGCCAGAACCTTTACATTCTGTGAAGCCCAGAACTTAGGTGTTCCTAGAATAAACTGGTCTTCCTTGGGTGTGTGATTATGAACTTTAGCAATATTGTATTTAGTTCCCATTAGAGTCATGTCATCAGAAACGGCAACGATGGCCTCAGTCAAATCAGATGGTTCATAACCTTCCGTTGTTTTAGCCGGACTCTGCGCTGTTAACATATTTCCGTCCAACAAAGAACGACCAACCAAATACAATGTTGTCTGATATTCGTCGTACTCAGCAGAATTATACATTCTGGCCGTAATAATATCAGTAAGTCTGGACACGCCGCTCCAGCTTGTAAAATACAAGTCAATATCAGTTTCCTGAATGGTCTGCTTATAATATTTTCTATAATTGAGTGGATAGAAAATACTTCTTACGTCAGGGGCTTCACGCTTCCATACGCTTGTTTCGGCGTCCTCTGGATCGTATTCATGCGCTTTGCATAATTCTACAAAAATGTCCTGTACAGTTTCGCCCACTTCCAATTCACCTTTGTAAAATGCCCCTCCGAAAGGTGAATGATACTCACGATAAAATACCCTCTGAGATACGCTCATCGTCCACATATATTTCAGGTATTCACCAAGTATGGACGGATAATTGCGGAAAACAGTTCCAATACTTCTAGCGCTCTCGTCAGTTTCATCCGCTAACGGGACTAATGACTGGTACTCCGCAGAAGCGTTATTTCTGATTAAATTCATAAGCTGAACAGCACTAAGATTATCTCCAGATGTCTTCGGCGCTACTCTTTTAGCCATTGTTTTTTACCTCCAATTTTTTTAAATTAAATTCCAATCCGAAGGGTTATTTTTATCCTCCGGTTCATTGACTTCGTCTTCGTCTTCCGTGTATTCTTTTGGTTTTTCGCCCCGTAAAAACGCATTCAGATAATCCTTTTTTAATGCATTATACCTATTAATTGCGTCATTACGTTCTGCTGTCAATGTATTAATAATATCGTCGGAAGAAGTGTCTGTTAAAGTGTCCATGATGTCCTGAACAAACTCAAGGTCTTCATCTGAGACATTTTCACTCGCGTTGAAGCGGGCGTCTAACATCGCTTTAATATCTTCAATTGTTCTTTTCATTTTTAATCACCCCCACACAAACGGATTATAAAACTTAATAGTTGGAAAAAACATCCTTTTTCTGGATACTGGTTTAGGCGGTATATATCCGCCCGGATAACCCGTATCTCTATCTATACAATAGATAACGGTTGGATTAATCAAAGCATTCAAGGCTTTCACCCGCTGTGAACCAGCGCTATTATTCCATCGTCCAGCGTCACTATCGCCATATGTGTCATAAGTTACATTTATGATATCAGATGGACTCATGTTTTCACAGTTAGCATATTTCTGGGCGGCGGTTTGACTACCTGAACGAATAGCCATAGAAAACAGGGACCCAATAACTACCTCCCCTTTTTGTGTGATATCGTATCCATAATTATTTTGTATGTACTCTATCGCGGGTAACAAGTAGTCTTTAAGGCCACATGCATTTTGATCGGCTAGAAAATCTTCCGTGTTGCTGTTTGCGTACTGGATAAATTTATTATGTAGTCCTGTATTGTTCACCAATTGTTCATTTCCAGCGCCTAGCGCTATATACTCGGAAAAGTCAAACACGGGGTGCGTAGACTGCGCATATTGCATAAAAGGTACGAGTCCGTAACGGTAATCAAACTGATATTGTCCATACGCCTGACCTGTGGTTTGCATACGGGACAGCGCTTCCGCAGTACCGTAATTGTAACCGCTTTCATAATTTACCCAGCCCATCCAGATACAGATTGTATTACCGCTAGAGCCTTCTGTATTAGCGGGGGAACCAGTATAATCAACAAAACTTGATTTACCAGCTGATTGCCAGTTATAGTCGCTAACATTTACAAGTTCTACAGTGTGCATTTCCTGGGGGATATGGATAAATTGCCCGTTCCCAACAGCTATGCCTATATGCCCAGGTTTGTACATCAAAGCGCCCTGTACGCATGTTTGCGGTGTTGTTATATCGGTACAGTGAGACCATTGTTCGGCTGAACCGCTATTGTCACCTATGATCTCCGCAATTAGGCCACTACAATCATACCCTATTTTCCCTCTACTATAGTTATAGATTTGGGTTTTCTGGGTCGCTGAATATTTAGAAAAATAACCCGGATAGGAACTCCATAAAGAGTTCATGACTTCGTCAGTCAATACTTGGCCCTTTGCCCCGAAAAAATAGGCGTACGAACTAGCGTTGTTATAAAACTCATATGCCCTTGCAATGGCGGTTTGATAGTTAACAGGCATTTTTAATTATCCCCTAACATATAATTCAGATAATCACGGGCTTTTTTGTAATCCTCTGGCCCACCCTTGTATTCAGCACGCCAAAGGTATTTAATTACGTTTCCTTTACAAAACCCGCGGAATTCCTCTTCGCCCATGCAAGCCCGAATAGCATCAATACATTCGATACCGCCGTGTTTGTACCGTTCTTCTTGCTTTTTGGATAAACTAGAATACAGTGTATTCACGAATTCATACACATCATCAAACCTCGTAAACCTATGTTCCAAAAGCGTAACGCCATTATTTTTCACAAAAGTTACATCGACTGAACATTCGTAATCTACTATATCTTTAATAAATTTATAAGATTCGTCAAGCGAATAGTCATTTACGTTAATCGTATACATCACACATTCGTAGCCCCCGTATAATCTACATTCTTATGCCTCCCTGATTGTTTCCAATCATATTCGGAAATTTTACCAATACACACCGACCTACCCTCCTCAGGCATATGAATAAAATACCCGTATCCGATGTCGATACCAATGTGCCCTGGTTTCCATAAAAGCGAACCGGCTACACCGTCCTTTGGAGTTGTGATCGCTGAACAATTGGAAATCTGCTGACCGGAATAACTCATATCATCAACAAGAGCGCCAATAAAACCGGAGCAATCATATCCAATTCGATTTCTTGAATAGTCAAATATATACTTTTTTTGATCTGCGTTATACCTTGCAAAGTAATTGGGTTCCGCGTTCCAGAGGGCCTCCATTTCTTCGTCTGTTAATTTCTGCCCTTTAGCCCCGTAAAAATAGGCGTAATCCGAATCATGGTAATGTGCATTCAGCGCTTTCTTGATTGCATCGCTCCACTTAATCATTTTAAATTATCTCCTTTCGTACCGTCATTTATATGAAATAAACTTTTCAGTTTATCCGGTAATAAATCAGGGTTTATTTTGCTGATGTTCTCAATTATCGAAACAAGTTCCGTGCCTACAATATAGGTGACAATGATTAGCTGAAAACTCACATCAAAATGAAAACCAACTAAATACCCCTTTTCATCAATTAGCCACGCCAATGCGTAGCAAAAAATAAAACCAACTTTTTTAAACAGACCATCCCTTAATTTACTAGACTGTAAGTTCTTTTCTCTCACAGCCGCTACTATTCCGCTTACTAAATCAAAAGCGTTGAAAACCAAAGCAATAATAAAAGGGTAAAACTCATTTATCATAATCATCCCCTAAAGCATAATAATTTAAAAATTGTGGATTTACATTTCATGTTCCTAAAGCGGAAACACCCGTTCTGAAAATACCAACGCATAAGCGAGATAAAATTACTGCTATTTTTTAATATAACGTAATTAATCTTTTGATCTTCCGTTGTAATTGCTATTTTCCTAGGAAAAGAATAATCCACTTCCTGTGAACAATATACTACACCGGCGTCATAACACAAATATACCGCATAATCCTGACCTCCGTTTCGTATAGTTGCGATATATTCCCTCCGCCCCGACGGACGCTCTATAAATGTGTTTGTATCATTTAGATATATTTGCTCTGTCATCTGGGTAACATACTTATTGCGACTAAATGCCCTTAAAAATCCATTGTCCTCGGCTTCGTGGGCGGCAGTATCATTATAGTGACGCTCCAAGACGTAACCGTCTCCCTTTAGAAACTTTGTGTTTGTTTGTATCCTATCACTGATACCCATATCAATATAATATGGGTTTAGTAGGGTTATGAGGTTTCCAGCCATGTACAACGGTAAGTAATGATCTGATGAATCACACTGCTTACTCAGCGATTTCTGAATAGATATCAGTTTAGTTGTTTCGTCTTTCACATACTCGTTAGTTTCAGACTGGAACTCATCCAAAAACATGTGATATGTGCCTGTAAATAATTGCCATGAATCTTTAATAGCTGCGGCTCCGCTTATCGGTAAAATAAAACCACAAAAATCACCGTTGATATATACTTTTCCATATAATTTATCGGACGAAACTTCGTAGTCATATGACAGGCCATCATAAAACTTTGGAAGAACCTTACCCAGCATTTTATCAGCACCATCATCCAAGTTAGTACGAAAGCGGGTTAGTTTAACAAACTTCTTTCCATAATTCAAATAATCGTTTACAAGCTTTCGGACAAAATAGGTGGTCTTTCCGTCATCGCGGTTAGATTCAACTATATAGATAAAGGGCTTTCTTCGCCTTGAGTCTTTCATGCTTAATAAACGATTTCCATTGTAATAATATCTATTCATATTTATTTAACCTCATTATAGAGCCACACCTGGCCATAAAACAAAACCGGAAAGTAGCCAAACCCCACAATATGTCACGCTCTTTTCACAGAGGGCCTCGTGATCATATCAGTTTCGTTTACATGGCCGTCGGGGCCAATGGCGTAGCGGAGAATTGAACTCCGCAACTACTATATTTACGCACTGTAGTTCCATCATTTTACGCCACTAAAGGAGACAAGTTACCAATCAAAAAAAGATGTACATGAAATAGCATCCAGGGTGTGGTTTTCTTTACCACATTTATAGAATAGCATGCGCAACGACATTTGTCAATAGTAGCTCGATTTGTATGACAATTTATCAAATTGTATACGCAATTTACAGTGTCCGCGGTAGACGAACAAATGTCCGCGAACAGGTAAAAAATCTGTGTGGGGTGTATTTTTATAT